ACTAAAAAGCAAAGATGGGTGCTTGTATTGTGTGACAAACACGCAGAAGAACAGGGATATATAGAAGATGAGCTACAAGATTGAAATAAGTGAAGACATGATTGATACTATCGTTGTTGAGCAACTGGCTGCTTCTAGGCAACGGTTTCTTAATGATTTGGGCGCAAATAGTAATGTGTTTGTGTGGAATGATCCAGAAGAAGATGATAAGGAAATTCAAAAGCACATTGATGCGATTGATATGGTTATCAATTGGTATGCTACAGAGAGCCAGTTGAAGAATATTTACGGGGCCGACAAAAATGAGTCTTGAAGTAGAAGCATACGAAGGCGAGTTGACAAAGCTCCGAAAGCTGTATGAAATGGTTAAGCATATTGACCTAGCTGAAAAGTTAGGAGATATCTATTTCATCTGCGGCGAAGGTGGAGAAAAGGATCAGAACAACCTTCCCGAACGAATCCATATCTGTCCAGCTTATGGAGTAGATTGGTTTCAAATCTACGAGCGTACTGATAAAACATTTGGCCCAGAATGGTGACAGAATACACTAAGTCAGGGTATGTGATTATTCCTCCTACTAACCCGTGGGACGATAAGAGTAAGGTCATCCCTGACATGGCTTATAGAACATTTGGTCAAAGTCCTACCGAAGCATGGTTAAAGCACATGGGCACGACTGAATGGGATGCACTGAAAGTTAATCGCTGGATTGACTTTGGCTACAGACTTAAGGAAGCAAAACTTACCATAATGGTTGACTCTGCTGATTAAATATGTTATATTAAGACATGATGAAAATAGCACTAGCCTCGGATCTCCATTTGGAGTTTGAAACAATCACCCTGCCTAACACAGAAGGGGCAAAGGTCCTCATTCTGTCAGGCGATATTTGTGTAGCACATTCGCTGCATGACCATCCTATTGATAAGCCTGTACCCGCCGATGCTATGAAGCCCGGCCGCAACCAAAGTGCTGCTTATAAGTACCGCGAGTTTTTCAAGAGAGTAAATGACGAGTTTCCCAACACCATCTATTGTAGCGGAAACCACGAGTTCTATCATGGTCGCTTCCCTGATGCTTATGATTGGTTGCGTGAAGAAATCAAGAACTATTCGAACATTCACTTCCTTGACAAAGAGCAAATTGAGATTGATGGTATAACCTTCGTAGGAGGCACCCTCTGGACGGATATGAATAGGAATGACCCTACGACTATGCAGTTGATTGAGGGCATGATGAATGACTTTAGAATCATTCGTAACAGTCAGCGTAACTATGCTAGATTCAGCCCTCTGGACTCCGTAGTGCATCATAGAGAGACACTAGAGTATATCAAGAGTGTAGTTGACACTGACACTACAAAGAAGTATGTTGTAGTTGGGCATCACGCTCCTTCGTCATTGAGCATTCACGAAAAGTATAAGCAAGAACACTACATGAATGGTGGGTACTACAGCGACCTGTCAGAGTTCATTCTAGACCGCCCCCAGATAGCCCTCTGGACTATGGGCCACTTACGCTATATTGATTTGGATAACATGCCCGCCAAGTTTGACGGAGTTAATTGGTCAAGAGATTAAAGTCTGCCTCGGATCCATTCAGGTCCGGGGCATTCTCTTGACATAGTAGATTTGATTCCGTTATTCCACCACTTAGTTCCCGCGGTGTGGAGGTTGGGCTTATTCTTTTTAGGTGACGATATTCTTCCCTTACTATATCCTTCCGGAACATCACCGTGTATCATCATTTCGTGAGTACCATTATTGACCCAAATCTTGCCTCTCTGTTTTGCTGTTCCTAATATCGCACCTATGTTATTAAATGGTAGTCTCCCTAACACAAAACTATCACCTGGACAAATATCACTTCGGATTTCATTTATGCCGTTGTTCCAGTAACGAGTTCCCACTAAGTTTTTACTAATAAGATGTTTTGACTTTAGATAGTTTTCTGTTTTGCTCGTGTCACCACCATCACCGGTTTCTGGCCTTAGATTAGCCCACTCATCACTTTCCACAATGTTCCATAGTTCACTGTAATATGAACCCCAGTGAGTCATTTCTTCTTTGGTTGCACACTCTTTGATGATTTCGGTGTGTAAGTCGGTGCCGTGCTTTTCAAGGTGAGTCAACCAACGAGTACCAGAACCGCAGTAGGTAAACGGATCCTTTTCTGTTTTGCCTAGATACTGCAAACCAGTTTTGTTGTGGGTCTTCTTATACAAATAAATAGTCATGCTGATTGCTCCTTCTAGCATTAGAGTAGTTGGGATTGTCCAGATCCGCGAACTACACTTTTATTTATGCCATTCTCATTGACATTACACCTATCTTCTGTTATAAAGAATTATATCAACTTAAGTTTTTGGAGATTTAAAATGGACTTTCTTACTATTGCTGCTTTTCTCGTATATGGTTACGGAATGTTTTGGCTGGGCAAGACTGCTGCTATGAAGATGGTAGGGTCAAAACATATTCAAGACACTCTAGCTAGAGCAACTATTCCGATCGGAGTCTTAGAGAAGGTAGAAGGTCAGTATTATCTTTATGAGAAGGATAGTACTAACTTTCTGTGTCAAGCTGAAAAGCTAGAAGACATTCCATTGAATCTTTGGGACAGCAAAAAGATTTCACTTGCTGTGGTTCTCTATCCGGAAGAAGCAGGTGAGCAAGCGTTTTGGTGTGTCAACGGAAAGCTTCGGGTAGTTGAATGAAGGTTAACATAAGTAAGTACCCTAAGGGTAATGGTAAAAGAAAGATTGATGTTAAGATTGATGACTTCGATACGTGGGGGCTTGACCACACATTAGCAACTATTATCCTGCCTGCGCTTATTCAACTTAAGCATACAAAGCATGGCGTACCGGGTGAGTTTACTGATAGAATCGGTGGAGACTTTGACCATAACTTAGTCTTTGATTTTATCAAGGAAGATGATCCGCAAGTATTTGACCAGCTTTGTGATAATTGGGACGAAGTACTTGATAAGATGATCTGGAGCTTCCTTCAACTTAGTATTGAAGATGATTACGATAGTCAGTATCATCATGGCAAAATGGAAATTGCTTGGGAAGAATTACCAAGCGAACTACATCCTGATCCAATTACCGGGGCTATGGAACCACTCTATCAGATGGTAGATAAGAATCCGAATGACCACTGGTATGACAGTGTTGGTCATGATTTGCATAATGAACGAATCCAAGAAGGCTTAGAACTTTTCGGAAAGCATTTTAGAGATTTGTGGGATTAATATGAAACCTAAGTTTATTGATTATTTTATGAAGGTAGCAGAACTTACTGCTACACTTAGCTATGCAAAGAGATTGCAAGTCGGAGCCGTGATTGTTAAGGGTAATCAGACCATCGGTACTGGCTATAACGGCATGCCAACTGATTGGGAGAACACCTGTGAGCATGTACTTGAAGACGGTACACTAAAGACTAAGCCTGAGGTACTCCACGCCGAAACAAACGCTATTGCTAAAGTAGCGCAATCTACAGAATCAAGTCAAGGTGCTACACTGTTCTGCACCCACGCACCTTGCATTGATTGTGCTAAGCTAATCTATCAATCCGGTATTGAAACAGTTTACTATAAAGAAACATATCGCAGCGAAGACGGCTTGAACTTTTTGAGAAAGAGTGGCATTAATGTCCATCGACATACCGACCGCACTTAAAGCTAACATACATATTGATTACGGAGAACTACAACCAGTATTAGATTGGTGTGAGCGTAATTGTGAAGCTGAGTATAGATATCTAGATATTGACTATGATAGCGATGCGGGACGCTGGGAGTTCCTGTTTGAGTCTGAGAAAGACTATGTAGCATTTTTGATGTGGAAGAAGTGATGAAGACCTTTGTATTCAAAAGAGAGAACGATAACTTTGACGATGTATTGAAGGATAAAAATATCAAGAAATACATTGTTGAGAAGTACAAGTTCGCAGAACACCTCATCATACGAGTAGAAGATACTCCGGAAGCATTGGCTTATATCACTCTAATGTTTAGTGAAGAACTGGTCAGTATGCGGAATTTAGTTCCAGATAGGACACCTAAACCTAACATTGATTATGTGCCTAAAAAGAAATGAGAAGCGAGGACTACCCCCGCTTCTCACTATACTAGGTTAGAACCAGAGAAACAATCCCTGACTTGCTAACAGAATACCTAATCCTGCAACGCCGAAACTAGTCCAAAACAGACCCATGCTGACTGCGAGGATACTTGCTGACAAGAGAACGATTGCTAACTGAAAAGCAGTACCGGCATAACCAATCCACGGGCTGCGTTGTTTAGCAACATCACGCTCGGCTTCTAGCTTCTGTGCTTTAGCAAGTAATTCTTTCTTACCTTCACCAGTTGCAGGTTCGCTTTCATAGCGTTCAATTTTCTGTCTTAGGTCTTCGGCTCTTGCCACATTACCATCGTCAATTGCTTCTTCCATTGCTGTTTCAGCGAGTGATTGCTTGACTGACTTTGCTTGATAGAAGCTGTAGGTGTTATTAGCAGAAATAGTATTGTTTAAAACGGTGCTTGATAGTTTGCCGCCGTACCAAGCGTTGACAGCTAGTAACAACGCAAACACATTGATTACCAAACCTGCTTTATCCTTAATCTTTGCTTCTCTCTCGGAGCGTGATCCAGGTGCTGGTTTAGGAGCGTCTGGGTCCTTAGCTTCCTTAGTGAACATTTTTAATACCATATCCGTTAATGATGCCATTTTCTTTTCCTTTTTATTTTTATTTTGGCTATAGAGGATTGACAATCCTCCCCCTTTGTGTTATAACAAGTAGTATTTAGTAAGAAGATGGATAAATAAGAGATGAAGATAACTGAACTCCTTGAAGGTGCTGAGAAAAGCAAGCCCATTGTCTATGTTGATATGGATGGAGTTCTTGCTGACCTCTATAGTCATGCTGCTGAAATCAGTGATGTTGAACACTATAATCAAATGACTCCTGCTCAATGGGAAACATTCTTTAAAGACAGTGATGCTTATCATCTATTCCGCGGTATTCAACCATTCAGCACTGCAAACGAGTTGCTATCAATCGTAAAGAATTATGCTGGTGGTTATCGTATTCTAAGCAGCCCATTGAACTTTGACCGTGAAGGCAGTATCAAGGGAAAGCGTGAATGGCTTTCAAAGCACATTAAAGTTCCTGCTGACAAGATTGTATTTGAACACGAAAAGTTCAAGTATGCTGTTCAACCCGATGGCACTCCTAACATTCTAATTGATGATTACGGAGTCAATACTCGTGCATGGGATGCAGCAGGCGGTACTGCAATCAAGTATCAAGCAGACGAAGACAGTTTAGACAAGGTGGTTCAGGTTCTTGCAAAGGTCTTCGGAAAAGATAAATAATAGATATACTTTCGGAGATTTTATGGATACTAGAGACATTTACAAGCTTGTCAGAGAACTAAGCGAAGAACGTGATGATGTTATCAACCTTTATGATAGCATGGACATTGAACTTAGCGAAGGCTTTGTGATTGAAACCGGCGTTGTTGGTTTCACGGAAGATGGCGTAATCGTTCATCTTGACGAAGACGCAATGGAGTTCCTTGACTTTAATGGTGTTCTACTAGAATCCGAAGACCGCGAC